TATTGTTAACCTTTTATTTATTGTTTGGATTGGTTGAATAATACTCCTAATGATATAAATCAAATAAAGAATTAAATCGATTGATCTGAGGAATTTTTTCAATGGGATTTAATGCACAAATTTATAATTAACCATGAACAAAGAAAGGTTAATTAGTTGTATTATTCCAATCGCATCATATTGAAAAATAAAATTTCAATTTACTAACAATTATTAATTACTCATGAGCATAATGTTTCATTTACTTTTCCTTCAAATAATGAAACTCAACCCCACCAGTTAACTGCTGCATACAACTACGAGTTAAATAATATTTCTCCGCCAACCTCTTCAACAACGAACTTGCCCAGCTTGATGACAAACCGCACCTATCCGCAATCTGTGACGGCGTCACCTCTTCACCCTCTCTAATCGACTGAAGAACAATTAACTGTGTCTTACTCAATTTAAGCAGTCCAACTTGATGTGGAACCGATCGTGCGCTTTTCAATAAATCAGCCGAAATATGCTCATTTTTGCCCAAAATTGCCATCCTATGATTACCCCCTGTGATTGATATTTGTTTTAACTTTATTAATTGATCTTAAAGATCATTTTACTGCTCATCTATTTCTGAAAAACAGGCGATAAACAGTTGCAACAGCTCTTTTTTAGCCATAAATGATAGCGATTAAGGGCTTCTGACTTCTGAAATTCAATATGAGTATGAATGTAAGCCTGATCGAGTTTTCCCTTCGCATGGTTAAGCAGAGTCTCTGCTACTAGGTAATCAATACCAATATCAGCCCAAACCGTTCTAGCCAGCTTTCTCAAATCATGAGCGGTCCATTCCCCTTTACTTACTGACTTGACAAAATCACTGGCGGTACCACGATGGATTGGTGCCTTATCGTATTTTGAATTAGGAAATACATTGTTCCCCTGGTAATAATGATCCAGTTGCCATTGCTTAAAGCTTTGAAGCAATAGCACCATTTCATCGCTTAATGGATAAGTCATTTCCTTTTTTGTTTTCGTGTTGTGCTTGGGTATGGTCCATCTTTTGGTTTTAAAACAAATATGTCGCCATTTGGCTTTTCTGGTTTCACCAATACGGGTGCCATGTGTCAGCATGAGCAAAGATAATATACGAGCAAATGGATCGGAATTTTGGATCTGTTCTAGGATATTAGGTATATCACTCGGACGAACTTTGCAGCCTTTTACATCAATGGGTGTTGATACAAAATCAGTAAACTTCATGTTATTTAGCGGATTATAAGTGAGTAATCGAAGTTTCAACGCCTTATTAAAGGCCGTTTTTAGTGCTTGGAAGATAACTCGCATATAACTAATGGAATAGTGCCTTTCTCTTAATGGCTTCATCAGTAAAGATTCAATGTCCTTATGTTGAAGTCCATTAATGGAAGTGCCGTGTAAGTTAGGGATTAAGTGCCCTTCTGTAATTGATTTGAGCATAACCAACCTTTCTTTTGATAGTTGCTCTGAGCGGATTTCTCTATCTAAATTCCATATCAACAGTTCATCAATAGTTTGAAATTCGTTGGTTGAAGAACGGGTACCAGTAGAGAGATCAGCAACAAGGTTTTGAAGCACTGTAAATGCATGAGCTGCTGATAAATTCGGGTATTGGCCAAGACGATGTGACTTTTGCTTGCCGTTCTTATACTCCATGAAGAACCAGGCACCTTGAATTCGATTCTGCTTAAAGCGCAAATACAACGAATAGCGCTCATCTTTAAGCTGTCTAACTTGGCTGTCACGGCTGTATTTCTTGATCTGAGCTTCTGATATTTTGCAACGCACCGTGGTTTGAAACAGTGCGTGTTGATTCATTGTGATCATCATTCCCCCAATAATGTGGCTTGCACGCTCATTCGAGTGGCCTGTTTTCCTGCGCCACTGAGACTGACCGAATCAATCGAATACGTCCCTTGTGCCACACTTGGAAATGACCCATCCAAAATCACATGACCTTCTGCAAAAACCGTGGCAATGGCGGGGGCTTGGATCATGATTTTTCGTCCTTGTCTTTGTATTTTTCTAAGCTCGGCATGACACGCTTGCTCCGCTTCTTGTTGATTGTTTTTGTCCTGGCCTAAACGCTTAAAAGGCGCAGTCCCAACCGTCACTTCTTTTCTTGAGCTGTCTGTTGGATCTAAATAGAACGCTTTAACCCCAGAGAAATCATTGCGGCCATCTAAATCACCCGAGACATTCACAAAGTTTGAGTTGAGGGCTTTATTCTCATCAGGAAGTGACAACGTAATGGATTGAATGTCTTTTCCCGTTGAGGTAGAACGTTGGCCAACAGGCACAAACACAAAGCGCTCTTCCACTGGCTTTGCAATCGCATCATACCGTTTGGCCAATTTACGCAGAAAAGGCAATGTACTTTCATCGAGTCTATGCAAGCTCTCGATTTCAATATTTTGTAATTCAGGTGCGACAAAAGGAACGAACCCATGTGGAGACACGCAATCGGAAACCACTTGGCCTAGCGTTGCTTTGTTCCAGCTCATGCTCTTTCTTTCTCTAAAGCCGGAGTTATCTTTGATTGAGAATGGTGACACCGTCATGGTGATCGTGATGGTTCTTGGCTCCACTGAAAAATTACGGCCTGATATTTGAAACACGCCTCGTTTTATCTCATCCAGATAGACCGTGTATTTCTCGCCCTTTGGCGGCAAACCATCAATGTCTGATGAGTGAATCACTAACTTTAGATCATCTCCATCAATGCCGTTTTCATCACGCAGCGTCCAGCTTTGCAATAAAGAGAGCATCATTTCACTGTGTTTGCCTTTGAGTTCTAATCCCATGAGCGGTTTACCTCTTTGATATTTTGTTTAAAGCTGACTTCAGGAATGATGACCATGGTTTCTTCCATAAAAAAATCCCCACGAACGTGAGGATTTAATTGATAGAAGTCGGTTTCTAATTGGTCATCATCTTGACCAGTGTGTTTAAAGAGAACGTCGGTAATGATCTCTCCTTTCTGTACGGTGACTTTCATCGATACTCCAATAACTCAAGGGTGACATCGGTCACTTGCGCCGAGCCGTTATGCACCAACTCTGATTTTCCTTCATTGATGCTTTTAATCGTCCACTGCCCAAGATTTACCCCTCCACCATTGCTGATTTGTTGTGGCTCATCGACCATCTTTCGTAATCGCTCGACGTTACCTTCTGCGGTTTGGCGTAGCCATTTGGCCGTAATAGAAAGGGTTTCAAGGGGTTTTCCCGTGGGTGATGACATCGCGCCATCAACCAGACTTGTTTCAGTAAAACGGCCCGTCGTGACGCGGTTCATTTTCATAATGGGGGTTTTATCCCCCACAGAAAATACAAACTCACCAATAACAAGGTGATGCATGTAATGACTCCTTATCCTCTGTCGATACCGGCGTAATTAAAGCGAGACTCAATAGAGTGACCGCCCATGAGGTAACTGAATTGTTGCTGCATTTGTTCAGTAACGTGTTTGGCAATCGCCACTTCATCTTGATTTTTAGAAGGCGTAATATTGATTTGAGGAGCAAAGTGAACCCCACCGCTTTGTGCATTTAACGTCTCTTTGTTGGCTTTCTCTTCGACCTTTTGACTGACTTCATCCGATGAGGCGAGTTTGCTTCCAAACCAACCCCCTAGCATTTCACCGCCCATGTCCCCAATCATTGATCCTGCAAGACCGCCAATCATGGTACCAATGCCAGGCAAAATCATCGTACCAATCGCCGCGCCTAATGATGCGCCCCCCATACCACCGATCAAGCTGCCAAGTGAGCTGCCTGCCCCTTCCGTGTCTCCTTCTGACAATGATTGAACCGCATCAATACCACTGATGGCCATGTTCAATGGTCGTAATACTTTGGCGAGTCCCAATCGCCCTGCAGACTGCGCCATATCCGCCCCCATATCGATCGCATCTTGTGCCATTGCCATGCCTGGTAAACTGGCAATTGCGCCGCCAGCCAACGCCAATGGAATGCCTTTTTTGGAATGACTGAATGAGCGAGCAACACGAGATAATGGATTTCTAGATCGAGAGCGCCGTCCAGATCGTTTACCTGAGCCACCGCGTGATCGTCTTGAACCACCAGTACGTCGAAGCTCTTGATTTAACCCTTTAAACGCCCTAGTCGCATAAGAGGCCGCTTTTCCACTTTCTTTGGTTTCTCGGTTTAGCCCTTTTTTAAACAAACGGGTTTTATCAACCGTATTACCAAAGAGTAATGACGCCGCTTTCCCTGCAATTAACGCGGTTTTAAACGCAAGTATTGCCCCAATACCGCCCATAATAATTGGCACAAGCACATCACTTTCTTGTGCAAACGCGGTAACCCCATCAACCATTGCACCCAATGGGGTTAATACCCAGTTCAGTCCTGGTAATAACTTTTCCCCCAGCACCACCGCCAACACATTGAGTTTGTTTACGAACTGTTTAATGCCATTTTCAGTGGTATTCACACGCGCATCGTATTCATCTTGAAGCGATTGAACGTGTACTTCTTGGCTTTCATTGGCGAGTTTTAGAATGTCAGTGAAGTTTTTGGTATTACCGGCTAATGCCGCCACCGCACCTTTGGCCTCCTCCCCAAAGATTTGAGAAATAAGCGCACTTTGCTCTTCAAGTGGCGCGTTCTTTAGAGCATCAAGCACTTCCAACAAAGTTCCTGATGCATCGGTTTGCATATCAGCCGCTAACGAGCTTGAATCAAAGCCCAATGAGCTTAGTGCTTTTTGTTGATTACCACTGGCCGCATCACCTAACGTCAAACGGCCTGAAATGTTTTTCAGAGCTGTTGCTGCTCGCTCTTCATTCATACCCGTAGAAAGCAGTGAAGCCGCTAATGCTGCGGATTCATTAACTTTAAAACCACCCGTTTTGGCGGTTGCCCCTTCACGCGCCATGACTGAAGCAATGTCTTTGGCCTTTGCGTTGGAGTTATTTGAGAGATAATTTGAAAGACCGGCTAAGCCAACCGCCCCTTTTTGATCTAATCCCATTGAGGCTTTAAAGGTGGCAAGCGTTTCACCGGCTTCACCTGCCTCCATATCAAACGCCACGCCCATCTTGGCAGAATCAAGCACAAACGCTTTGAGCTTTTCATGATCCTTAATGCCACTTTGACCACCAGCTGCCAACATGGCGTTGATTTCAGTGGCCGACATCGGCATATTGCCCGACTCTTTTAATGACCACTCTCTCAATGCTTTCATTTTGGCGGCATCTTGAGGATCATTTTTATCAGAGAGCACCTTCTTCACATCCGCAAAAGAAGATTCATTCTTGATAGCTGCATACATGGTGCCAGCAATCGGAGCCGCTGCCATCGCAAGGCCGGATGCTTGGCTTTGTAACTCTCCAAGTTTGGCATTTCGTTTATCTATTCGGCTTTGAATAGAATTGAGCTCTTTGAGTTGTCGTCCTTGTTTTTCTAACGCGCCGGTGGCTCGCTCACTCGCGGTTTTTAGTCGTTGCTGCTCATCTGATAACTTATCGGTATTAAGTCCAGCGCCTTTCAATTCCTTCTGCAGCTTTTTGAGTTTGGCCGATTGCGTATCACTGCTAGAAGAGTAACGGTCAATTTGCTTTTTCGCCTGGTACTGAGAAGATCGCAGTTTGTTGGTTTGAATGGCGTTCGCCGCCATTTCATCGGAGAGTTTTTCTAACCGTAATTCAGTTTTAGCAACCTCAACACCCAGTGATTTCGTTTCAGATTGAGACAGGTTAAACGCTAAAGGATCGGCGAGTTTTTTATGCAACAATCCCAAAGACAGTTCGGTACTTTTATAACTTTGGGCTAAGACTCGGCTTTTCTTTTGACTGTCATTCAGCTCTGAGCCAAGCCCTGAGAACTTAACTTTGGAGGCATCCAGTTTGGCATTTACTTTTTGCAGTGATTGCTCTGTGGCTTGGTATCCCTCCACTTTCTTTAAATCTCGGTTTAAACCCGAGACTTCGCCCCGTTGCTGTTCAAGCGCTCCGTTCAGTTTCTCTGTGGCATTCGTGGTTGAAACTACATCGCTCAACCCTTTGGTGGTCACATCAAGCAGCAAGGACACTTTGCTTTTTTGATTGCTCATCGCTTCTTAATCCCCAGCTTAGTTAAAATCAGCTCGTATCGATGCACCGCTAAATCCTGCCGCCATTCCTTTAATTCGGTTTCAGAGGTGTTGCGGTACATCGGGATCACATCAATTAAGTTTTCGACGTCGTCACTTGAAAGTAAGCCGCCGACTGTAGAAAAAAATCACCGACCTTCGGCTTAATCGTTAAGTAATCATTCACCGACATCTTCTGCAGATCTTCTTTATCTAAATCACACACCACCTGGAACATAAAATCTTCACGCAGTTGCTTTTCAGTGATGTCAGTCAGCGCTTGTGAATGCTTCACTTTCGGTACCGTAAATTTGATGTGCTCAATCTTCTCACCCACTTCATTTTCAAACGGAAAAAGTAAATCAAATTCATAGCAGTCGTTCGCCAATTTCTTACCTTGGAGTTCATCACTGCCCGTTAATATGTAAGCCGTACAATCATTGGCTAACGTATTAAAATCAGGTGCGGTGAGTTCTTCAAACTGCTCTTCTGTTAATACTGTCGTTTCAAGAATGACCGCTTTTTGTTGGTCAAACAGCTCTTTATCAGTAAGTTTGCCTTCTTTGTTGATGGATGGGAGCTTTCGAAACACTTCAAGTGTCATAGAAGAAATAGTCAGGGTGTTGCTGTCATTTAAACGAAAAAATGGTAATGCAGAGGTCTTTTTCATAATTATCTCGATCAAAAAAAGGAGCCTAAGCTCCTATTAAAAGTAATGTCATAATGTGGTTAGGCCGTCGCGCCGTATTGACCCATAAGATTGACACCGCCAATGGTGGTTTTTCCGGTTCGGGTATCAATGTCATACACCGTTTTACCGTTATCTATCAGCTTGTAAGATTTACAAGTGCCCTCAATGGTACATACCGGCTTTTCTCCCATCTTGACGGTCTCTTGCTTAATTGAGCCAATGGTAGAATAGAGCGAGTATTGCGCCTTATACCCACCGTTGTTGCTGTCTTTGCCTTTTTCCGTCACATTCACTTGCGCTTCAGATAAGGCATAACGGCCCAGTGACATCACCAAGTCGGCGTGCTTACCTCGGATCTTCATTGACCATTTAAGTAAATCAATCCCAACAACGTCTTCACTTTGAACAAATTGCCCTTCGTTCGCCGCGGTTTTAAACGTCACTTCTGGCGCACTGAATTCCACGATCTCATTCACCAATGGCACATCTTGCACCACCGCTGATAATCGTAATCGAACGCGATCAACCATTTACTGTCTCCTCAAGCCATTGCTCAATCAATCCATTATCCACCGACATTTCATACACCATGTGCTCATTCGGGCTATAACGGCCATAATCCACACACAAGAACCAACGCCCTGAGTTGTAGTTTTCAAGGTTGTTTTTACTTGGGTGCAAATACGCACGAAAGACGGGAATAACACCATCAGCCACTAAGGATTGTCCCCAATTGCTCAAGCGCTCAACCACACTGTCCATGAACTCTTCGGTGAGCAATTTTCCCATGTAAGGCTGAGAGGTTTCTTCTAGTTTGCGTACCATTAGATCTTCTAAACCCACATGAGCCATAAAACGCCCCGTATTGGTTCGATTACCAATGATAGACACGCCACCCATTCGCGTTGTGGCCATAGTGACAACACCGTGTTTATTCAAGAAGTTCGCTTGTGTGGTTTTATCCCCGATCTTGTAAGTCACTAAGCGACAAGGCTCATCACACAACACCCCTTGGTTTTGTGGTGATTCATAGCCCTCAATCGCCGCCATTGCGCCAATCAATGCAATGGACGCTGGCAATACCGTAGGTAAACCGTCATAGGTTTTAATAAACCATGGGTCAATAATACTGAGCTTATCTTGCCCTGTTCCTTCAGCACCAAATTCACCGGCAAACTCTGCGGCTTCTGTATCATTGGTGTTTGGTCCATCAACAATAGGACGACAATGAATATCACGCGCCACGGTGCAAAGCTTCTGAACAAACGGGACCGAATTAAAGCCTGGTGCACCAATCAGGGTTGGAGTTTCAGGGCACCCTTTAATTGAAAACAAGCCTGATGTCGCGCCGGTATCTGCATCAATACCACCAATCACCTTGGTTTCTGTGGCTGGTTTATCGACACCTTCTTCAACCACAATCACGTAGAACACCGCACGAACATAACCCAATAGGTAACGCGCCAATAACGGCAATGTCCCTTCACTGGTATTAGTCGTATCGAGCATCATTTTGGCTTGCGGATAATCAAATAAACGCACCGGCTCATTGTAAGCAATGGAGGTATGTTTATTGGGCGCGGTTCCAACTAAGCACACCACATGCTGAGCCAATGGCCCCATACTTGGTAATGGCTCAATCGCAATAACTTCAGCGCCGTTTAATTCAAAATCTTGAATTGGGATCATTTCTGCCATTATTTCACCTCGGCTTTCGTTGGTTGAGTGACCGGCTTTCCAATCTTTCCATTCAATAAAAGAAAGCTGGCTTGTCGTGGATGGAGACGAATGGTCTTTTCATTGAGCAGAACCCAACGTTTGGCCAATCGAAAGGGCTTTAGAATTTGATATTCAATTCGCCCATCGCTTTTGCTCTTTTTGTCCATAGGGTTTTCCTGTGGCTAGATAAAAGAAAACCCAGCGCAATGGCTGGGTTCTGAAGTGATTGGTTGATGTGATTAGCTTGGTACTACTCCTGATAATTGAGGTCTGCCGCATTCAGGGAAATCGTCTTGCTCAACGTATTCATTTAAGAGAATACGATCACCAAGGAGTCGGTAATACTCATCTTCCGTATAATTGGTTTTACGAAGCTCAGAATAGATCTCAGGGATTTGCTTGTCCTGGGCATAAAACAGTAATTGAGCTTCAACGTTGGTTAATACGTCTTGCTGCCACTGCTTTTCTGTTTCAATCCAATGAGGGCGATAGCGCACTTTATCGTATTGCCAAGCCCCAAGTGCTTCACTCCATGAATCAAATTGATCAGGCGCTAGTAAGGTATGGGTTTCAGGAATAGCACCGAGCTCTTCAACTTGATAATCCCCTTTCTCATCGTTATCACGATCTTTAGCAAACGCAATTTTCTCCCGATGGTCTTCAAGCTGTTTCCATTGATTATTAACTAAGCGGACCGCAAAGCCTTCCTTTGCTTTTGGTGGTTTAGTGAAAGAATGCTTATCTGGCAGCGTGAAATTATAATCAGAGATAACAAACTCATTCGTCTCACTATCCCAGTAGGTTTCACCCAGTAAGATCCCAAACACTTTCCATTTACCATTCTCATAAAGAGCGGTTTGAATTTCTTTATCGTGTTTTGGTGGTGCCTCTTTCACTGCCCATTCAGGGTAATCCCCATCAGGAACAACAATAACAAAAGCCTCACCGATTGGAGACCAAAACTCATACGCTGATTTGTCTTCAATTTCTAACCAGGTATTTAGTTGGTGATCGTATTTACCAATAACGCCATTGGTACTTGGCTCATAAATGTTTTCAGTACAATCAGCACCTAATGCTGTTCCTGCTGCAACATGCTCTTCACCATTACCAAGCCACCAACCATCAGGATGAATTCGTGATACGTGTAAAGTAACTGATTTCTTTTGAATGTTATTCATTATGCAAGCCTCACTATCCAGTTAACTTTACGGTGGTTTATCGTATTTTTGAGTGCACCAAATAAAGCAATCATTACTGTGTGAACGTGAGAGCCAATAACTACAGTATGGTTATGACTATCATTACTGGTATTTTCTTGCGTTGATGGCCTTCCTGTTACTCTCCATTGCTTAACGTAACTAGTTCCTCCTCCCCCAGAATCACGATTCCCCATTTTATGTCCATGAGTATCAGTATTAGTTGTTTTTGTTCCTAAATTCGTAGAACCAACACTCGAACCTTCATGACCATGGCTTTTAACTTTACCTTCTTCAAATATCCCAACGGTTTCACTATCTTCTTTACCAATAAAACCATTTCCGCGCATATCTGAAATAATTCCATCAGGCCAAATTTCAGCAAGTTTAGGACATGCCACTAAATCAAAAATTTGTCCCTTTCGAATCGCCCAACCTTCCGGCGCAATATCACTCTCCCAAGGTAATGAAACACCAACGGGACAAATCTTTGCAGCCAATCCTAACCATAACTTATCAATCAATCGTTGTGGGGTTAACGCTCGCCAAAACTGTGGCAACTTAACGTGCTTTTTCCCTTGAAATTCAGAATCAATATCAGCATCGGTTGCCGCATTGTCTTTTCTCTCATACTGCTCATGTGCTTTATCAGCGTTAACATGATCATTAAAATCGTCAACGTGTGCTTCAAAATCCGTGATCGGTGTATAGAGCACTGAATCATCTTGCGTGATGGTAATTAACTCTGAATTATCCGTTCTAAAGTTCAGTCTAATTCGTGTGAGTTTCCCATCTGAGTCTGTTGTTCCTGCCACATAATCACCGCGAGAGCGTACGTATGAGTAAAGAACGCCGGTATCAGTCAAAGTACCTATTTCAAAATAGTTATAACCCATATCGGGAATGGGTATATCCGCTTCAACACGATAGAAACCATGTTCAGTATCTATCGCTTTTACAAAACAAACCGCTTCCGCCTTATGTTGTAATAGCGTCGTTTGGTTTTGTGGTTGTTCATTCTCTGGAAGTAATCCAAGGCCAATGACCACTTTTTCAATCGTAACCTTACGGCCTTCTTCTTTGGCCAGTGCTTCTTCGTTAAGCCCTGCCAACGTAATGTAATTCAAATATCCTGTACTCATGCGGCACCTATTTCTATAACAACACCGGTTTGAATGGTTGAGCCAATAAAGGCGTGTGAATCTGCAGAGCGGATAAGGGCAATATCCACCGTGTCACGCTCTGATTTGTAGTTATCAATTCGAGAACCAACTCGTGTGGTCGTCTCTTTATCAATAGGTAGTTCTGATAAGAAACCATCAATCTCTAGCGAGTACGCCAACTCTCCCTTTTTGATTTCCGTGGTGATGTTCAACACACTCAAAGCTTGAGACAAACCAAAGCGTGTTCCTGCTTTTCTATGAATAGCAAAGGCTTGCTCTGTGGTTTCTCGTCTCTGTTTCATCGTGTCATTGGGTTGCCAATCCAATACACCACGCTCAGAGGCAAGCAAAGACACAAATTCATCAGAGGTTAAAAGGGGTTGTTTCAATTCTGGATAAGGGTTTTCTGATGCACTTAATAAGCTATGCCAGGCAAACTCCAATCCCTCTTCAATTAAGGTTCGGTTCTCAGGTTGAACCGACACAAACTCATTGGGCTTTAACATTAATGATCACCTCTGTGCAGTGCGGCGCTTCATCCCACAAACATAAAATATCCGCTGTGGGTTTGCTTATCTCGACACGCTTTGCCCCTAATGAATAAAACACATGGCCAAGTTCAAGCCGCTCCACTCGACCTTCAAGCAGTTGGCTTTTATCTGCAAAATGTAATGCTGCGTTTTGGGCTTCTTCTTTTGAAATATCATTGACCGGATCACCTCCAGTGAATAACGTCGCTTCAATTACATACGGTTTTGGCACACAGCTTTTCACTGTAACCTCATCCGTTTCTTGAGCAATATCATCACGATTTAGATAATCACTGGCGCGTTTAATCAATTCAGGGCTTGCTGTACCATCTGGATTTTCACGACTGACCAACGCCACCTGAACTTGACCACTGTTTGGTACCAGCATTTTTGCTCTGGCATCTTTAACCTGTGCCGGTTGACTCTCTTTTGGAAACTCAAAGCGCATCACTACCGCATCAAACTCTGAGCTCACCGTCATGGTTGGCCGTTCGTCCAAAGTCAGTGCATGAAAACGATAACCGGCGCGAGTGCCTGTGGTGTGAAACATGTACGGTGCTAAATCAAAGCGCTGCAATAAACTGTCATTACTCTCCATCACCGCCGCTTTAGGTGGAAAAACATTAATGTCTTCAGGGATAAATACTTGGCGTTTAAGCTGATATTGCGCCGCTAACAAGTCCACCATGTCGCTTTCAGTCACAAACTTTCTGAACATCTGCAGAGCCCAATAGTTTTGCTCTCGAATTTCAGCCAATCGCTTTAGCATGAAGGCTTGTGTCACTTGCGCTAAGGTTTCCGCTTCATTACGAAACGCCTCTTCAAGTTGAACCGCCATTTCAGGGTTCGACTCTTGAACGTAATTAACCGCAAAGGCCACATAATCATCAAACAAGACTTCAAACGACGGCTCTTTAAATGCATTAGGGATGGTCATAATTCACCTTCAAGTTTGAGTTGATTGCCTTTCCATTTACCAATCACTTTAATGGAATAACCCGTCGCGGTTGGCTGGGCGATACATTGAGTGGCTTTAAACTCAGATAAGCCGTTTTGATGTTGAGTAAAAGCCGACAACGTAAGGTTTTGAATGATTAACGTGGTTTGTGGGGTTTGCAGCTTACCGAGACAACGTAATGCAGGATTACCCACCTTTCGTCGTTTCACTCGGCTTGAAATTTCTGTGGTTAAGATACGAATGAAGCGCCGTTTAAGCGCTTCAAATCCTGTTACTGTTTTGCCTGTCTTGGGGTCAATTCCTATCATGGTAAAAGCCCTTTTATCTCATCAGGTAACACGTCGTTCATTACCGCTTTTGAACAAGGATTATCCCAAAGCATGGCAATATTTTGAGCAATGGCCGATGAGGTGATTTTGTTTTTAATCTCTGATGCTTTCGCCGTTTCCTTACTGAGTAAGAACGAGATCTCACCATCAGCCGCCGACATATAATCACTCAGCGTTGTTAATAAGGTTTCAAACTCATCAACTTCAATAACCCCACTCATAAAATCAGTAATGGCTTGATATAAGGCACTTGCTGACTCATCGACAACCGCAAAGGCCGCATCATTTTCACCTTGGATTGAACCAAATAGCTCAGAGGTATTTGAACAACTACTAGGAACAGCATCACTCATGGCATCCAATCGGTTCACTTGCTGCGCCATCGAACTCATTTGAATGGCATTATCTGCCGTGGTCGCCATGGCATTCACACTGCCTGTGATATTGGTATTGGTGCTTGCAATGCTGTCTCTGGCTAATGTTAGCACCGCCAAATCAATACCAAGTAAATCTAACGCTGGGTTATTTAGTGCGGTTTCTAATGCCATTAATTGATTACTGGTTCCACGTCCTGCATCAACCGCCGGATTTGAAATAATCAGTCCATTGTTCATGATGTGCTGATAGATATTAAGATTAAGCGCCATTATTGATTTACTCCTGGAGGTGAAGATGGTGAGCCTGGACCAGAACAAACATGATCGTGTGCATTAAAGAGGTTTCTATCTTCAGACATACTGCGAACGCCATCAGAGATCTCTTTGGTCGCTTCAATATTGCCTTTTTGTTTGGTGTCTCCTTCGATTTGTTGATTACCCTTTTGAATCGAATCCCCTTCAAGCTCATTCTTACCAATCTGTTTACTGTCCGCATGAATTTCATAACCACCAGGGTACTTGGCCACAAGCTTTCCGCTCTCGATGTCATAAAGCTCAGTCATGCCGTTGCCATAATCCACCATCACTTCATTTTCCTTGGTGGTTGGTGCTGGGTACTTGCTAGAAGGTAATCCCATTAAGGCAACCGCATTATTCAAATTGGTGCCAGAGCCAAGGTTGACCAATAAACACAACTCACCCACTGAAGGACGGCGATAATGACTTACCTTACCGCTACAAAAGACAAAGAACGGAACACCTTTTACTTCGTTGTCACCCGTTTTTATATCGACGGTGGTTTTACTGGCCTTATCAACCACAGCAAGACGAATGAGATTAGCCACATTACCTCGCAGTTCTTCAAGTTCGTCCCCTTGCTCAAGCACTTTGTTTTCTAGTGAAATGATCCTTTGCATGATTTGAATAAACATAGTTTTTTACTCCAACCAAGATTCATCCACTTCACCAATCGACACCGACTGTCTCACTGTCACTGCTCGAATAAGATACCCATGCTCATCATCAATAATTTGAGGCTCATTAACGATGTAGTCTGGCAATTCAACCGAGTCACCCAATCCAAAATAGCTGTTCTGAAATTCACGCTCGATACGTGATGAGGCATCCAAGGCTTCTAAATCAAAACCCTCATTGGACGTATTCACCGTAATAGAAAAAATCAGCTCAATGCTGTGCTTTTCTCGACCATCGTTGGTGTCTTCTTTCATTATTTTGGATTGACCACATCGATAGGTGATCTCAACCGTTTCAGGACTGCTTGCTATTCGTTTGTATGAACTCGGAATTTCGATAGCTAATGTCGTTTCTAAATGGTCAATCACCGCCTTGACATAATCAGACGGATTTCGCAGTAATTGATATGATCTCTTCATCAAAAAACTTCCTAAATTGGGCATCCACTTGAGGCGTTAATGTGGCGATGATGTCTGCCGTTTCTTTATCAATGGGCTCAGTAACGGCGCGTATTTGTCGTCTTGCTTTCGCACTGCCAGAATGAGGCGCGTACCGCTCGAAAACTACAGGCGTTCGACCATTACCAATGTAACGAACAAAGGCGTTGTCATATTCGTTATTACCAACACGAACCACTGAACCGCCTAATTGGATAGGCTCACCAAAACGATGAGCCGCCAAATCATTGGTGCCAATCCAAAGCTTGCCGGTGTAATTTCGGTTCTTCACCCGATTAAACGGTTTTAAACGATCATTAAACGTTTTCAGTTTTAATTCCGTTTTCATCTCCGCTTTGCTTTTCACCTTTAGCCATTGGTTGGTTCGTCGTGCTGCCTTCATAGCCGCTTGCTCTATATGCTCAGGAAGATAGGCCAACTCCTTGAGCCAAGCCGTATCAACACTTAGCATATTATTCCGCCCAATCTCGGCGTTTTGATGCACTTTCCATCATCAACGCGTATTCAAACATCCCATTGCAGCCACTTTGAAAACTCACACGATAGGTTTTGCCTTTATGCTCCACAGTGGATTGCTCCTCTATTTTGCTATCGGTGATCATCGCTAAACGCTGCAATCCATCCTTTTGGCGAGCCTTAACATAAGCGGTAATGACTGAGCTTTCTTCACTCGGAGAGATCACCGTTTTCTCATCACCCATCGCATCCAAAATGGCTTCATAAGCATCCGCTCTGTTTTCATCAAAATCAGACATTACCGCCCCTTATTACGCCGTTTTAATCTCAGTGATTAAGCCACCCGTTAACAGCACACCACCATCGACGAACACACCAATTGGCTGAATGACGGCGTCCACTTCTGTTGGCATTGTTTTGGTAAACTCAACACCATCAAAATACGCTGGTGAGCAATCAAACATCGGGTTATCACCGGCTTTAATCGGACCATCGAACAAACCGCGAGTCACGCAGCTCACCACGACACTTTCTTCAGCACTAAAACTTGGAACAACAAGCAAAGCACCCACTAAACACGGCTCATCCTTTACAAAACCACCTGCAGGAGCCGCAATACTGAGTTTGTTTCCATCACATAAATGCATAATCATTACCTATAAAAAAAGGAGCCAGAAAGCTCCTATAAATGAATACAACAACCTTACTTAGCCGCTGCAAATGTGCCTTTACATAAACCACGGCGATCCGTCACTTTCGCTACAATGTCATAGGTGATACGCATCTTGGCACCATCAGAAGTAAAGCCATCACCCGTTTCTAGCCAGGGCTCTTCCTGACCATCTAAGAAGCCCATCACTACCGCTTCAAAGTCTTTGGTGGTTAAACCAATCGCCCCATTCACATCTTTCATACGACCGGTGCTGATCACTTCTTTGAACTTATTGAACGCAGGGTTAAAGGCATCCGGCTTGCTGGCCGTTGCCAATACCGCTTCAATCATTGGTGCATGATCATGACTTGCCAGAATGAATTGGCTTTCTAAATCTAAAACATCCCCGCCACTGGTTTCAGTCGTTGCCAAGGCTTTATGCATCGCAAGAATAAGCGCTTGGTAATCCCCTGCAGTGATCCCCGTTTTATTGTTAGCACCATAAAAAACGGATTCACCATCACTCATTTTTCCTGCAAGGATGGCATTGAAGATCAACTTGTCGGATAAACGACGACCTGATTGGAAGAACTTACGCGGAATTTTACTCAGCAAAGCAATTTCATCATTGATGATGGCTTGGCGAGTAATGCGGAACTCACGGCCAAAGGTTGCCAATTGAATTTTCTCGCCGGTTCCTTTGATTAGGGCTTGTTTGTATTCGCCATCTTCCTGAATACCCATTAAATCTGGAGCATCATTGATGGTGATAAGTTCAGTTTCTTTAAAGTTCGGTAAGCGCTCAGTACTTGCAAACTGACGCCACAACGGCGCTTTTACCTTCACTTCATCACGAATAACCGTTCTTACCCCTTCGGTTAAAATCTCAGAGAAATCACTGGTATTAAACGCTCGTGCCACCAAATCTTGCTTACTTAGCCCTTTACCTTCATTACCTAGTGACGCTTTGGCCATGTTAAGCAGTGAATCACTTGAGAATGAGTTGTCCTTCTCAACCGTTTCAGTGCCTAAACGGGCATTTAAAGCGTTTTGTAATTCCGCTTTGATGTGATTGCCGTTACCAGCATGAATGTGGGTTGGCGTTAGGTTTGAAGGCGTTGGGGTTTCTTTGCCTGTCGCGCTTTGAACACCAATGGCAGCAAGGATTTGAGCCGCTGCATTGGCTTCATCACACTCCATATCATCAAGCATTGAATTGAGTAATTCGTCTTTCACTTTATGTTGAGCGCACAGTCCACGAATGGTCGCTTGGCGTTGGTTTTCTTTTTTTACTGCGTTTTGCAGCTCTTCATTTGGTTTTGGCATAGTACTTACCTGTTTTGGCTCTTGGGTAGAGGGTGAAATTGAATTGGATAACGGCTCAGCTTTTGGTTTTGGCTCCACTGAAATGGCATTTAACAGTGCATCAGGCGTATGTTTAAACGCGCTTAATGCTTCTTTTTTAATGCCATCAAAGCAGTTGGTTAAATTAACGGGGTCAATGACTTCGTCCACCAAGCCAAACGCGAGCGCTTCGTCTGCGGTAAACCACGTCTCTTTTGCCATTGCCGCCAATACGTCTTCATTTGATTGGCCTGTCTTTTCAACATACGCATCCGCAATGGTTTGTTTGGCGTTCTTAATTTGAGTGAGTGCGCTTTCAAGTTCTTTCTCTCCTCCCCATGCCCCAATCGATGGGTCGTGGATCATAAAACTCGCGTTCTCTGGCATCTGAATATGATCACACGCCATCAAGAAATACGTCGCAATGGACGCCGCGAGTCCATCCACAACCCCTGTGGTTTTTCCTTTGTGTGCCTTAATGGCGTTAAACATGGCTAAGCCTTCATAGACTGAGCCCCCAAAGCTTTTCACATGAAAAACGGCGTCTTGAGTACCAACCGATTGAAGCGCTCGAATTAAATCAATCGCTTCAATGTCATAGCTCCCAATGTCGCCGTGTATCCAGACTTTCACTGGCTCTGCATCACCTTGGTTCTTTAACGTAAACCACGATTTAGCTTTGCTTGCTTTTGGCATTGTTAACCTCTTTGTTTGAGTTAGATGAAACCAAGCTATGAGCAGGATCGGATGTGCTGACGATGTTCATATCATTGAGCTGCTTACGCTCCGATTGCACTTCAAGGCGCGTTGCCAGTGGGCTGATATTTCGCTCACGTTGTGCCTGACTTAATGAGAACAGCGATAAACGAGTGCCTTTTTCAATCCCTGTCATTTCTTTTGATGGGTCAATCCACGGCATCACCGGTGCTTGATAAATCGCATTAAAAATCGAATCCTTATCCACGCCTTTTGGCACTTTCACTTCGCCAGAAAGGATTGCCATATTGAGTGCATGGCGGTATTGAGGACGGGTCCAATTAAGAACGAACTTGCGTTGAAGCACTCGATAACGTGAAAAGCTATCGACCAGCTCTTGTCGCTGTGCTGAATAACTGCCATTGCTGTAATCTCGGGTTACGCTTGAGTTATTCACACCGGCACCAGAGCTTGCCAAACGAAGTTGAGCATCACGAAATGGCGAGCTCATCGCTTCTTTGCGGTTACTCTCCACCATGCCAGCATCTTCACCTGGTGAAAGCTCAAAGCTGTTACCCATACCAAGGAACATATCGCCATCACGCTCTAGTGATTCTTCACTGCCCACTTCACGTTTAATGAAGTAGGTAAAGCGGCTGGCAATTTGTGCGCTGACTCGTTCGGATTGGTCGTAGTCGTCAATGTCATCAATCAGATCGACAATCGAATGAAGCAATGAAATGCCACGGTTTTGATGTAACCGCCGTGAGAACTTCAAATGCACCATAAAGAACGCATCAATTTCGACGAACTCAAACCCATGCGCGTCTTGTTGAATGAGATAGCTGATGGCTTGGCCTAACTTGTTGCGCTTAATCCCCTCTAACACACCATTTTCAGGCTCATTAATTCGATGAGGAATGAAGTCAGGCTCAAACGGCTGAATAGCAAAAGGCGTATTGCTTGGATATAACAGCTCTTCATGCTTGCCCATGTATAAACGGCCAAACACTTCACCATCACGCAGCCAAGTACGGCACGCTAACCACTCGGTTTCACTTCGAGAATGTTCAGCATCGATGTTTTGATTCAAAGAAAACAGCTCTAACCATTTACTGATGGCTTGAGCAAACTCGGTGTGTACTTCTCCTTTCATATCGAGTGGTTGTGGTTCAATCATGATCCCATTAGGACCAATCACGTTAGAACAGAGCTCATCCAAAATACCCGTGACTAACGGATTATTTTCATCCATGTGGCGAACACGCTCACGCACCGCTTTTGCGCCACGATTGACGCTATTAGCAGAGCCGGATGATTTCTTATTAGGTCGTTTGGTATGAGGATTACTTGGGAGTGAGGCGTTGTATTTGTTGAGAAGCTTTCTGTCGTATTGGCGTTGAAGTCCTGATTTGGGGTGAAAGTACCCCACCATTTTATCGATTAAATTACTCAAGATAATTTCTCCGTATCATGGAACGACGACCACCTTGCCGAGAACGATTCAATTGCCCTTCAAGACGTAAGATTTCAGCACGAACGTGGGCTAAATTGGCTCGGGTTAACTTCTCCCCATCCGCCGTTTCAACCGCTTGGCCTTTTAATATCTTGCGCTCAGCGTCGTAATACCACGACAAACGCTCTTGGGTTGTTGGTGCTGTTATCATCCGTAAATTCCTTTTGAGTGTTTGTAACGACGTTTAGGTTTACGAACAAACTCATGCTGTTCGACTGAATCACACACATTGCTGTTAAATTGCCATTCGGCTGCCCACGCCGGTGGATTATCCCAATTAATACTGTCACCGCCTTTGTAATGCATTCCAGCTTCGGCGTAGTTACATAAATCAAAGGATTCGTTTCTAACTTTCGGTGGACACTCCCACAGCCCTTTTTCATTAATAAATTCGGCGGTTAGCTCATCAAACCATGAGCGTTCAGCCCAAGCAGGAAGATGAAAGAAACGCGCACCAAACTCTTCACGCTCATAGCTTGAAGAAACACGGTTTTTTAATCGGTTGGTATTGAGCAGCAATAAAGGAATTTCACCGTGAGCATGTTGGCTTCGCTCATCAGGGAAGCTTTCTTTGACCAAGTCTTTTTGGTTGTGGCTTGAGCCTTTAACTAATCGAAATAAGTGTTCAAGACGTTTGTGTTTTAAGCGCTTAAAGAACTGATAAGACAATTCCGTCACACTGGTGGCTTTACCATCTTTCTCAGCACCAGAGCCGCCAGAATCACACAAGGTTAAAACAGGCTTCATGCTGCGCCCTGACTCATCCGCCAAGGGATAGGTTTTTGCGATGACTTGCTCAATCAACAAATCCCAATCTTCAGCATAGATAGCAGGGTTAATGCGATCATCATTTCGGTTTGGGTTCATGACTATTTCAAAGCGATCAATGATCCAACGTTGCAGCCCTTCGCCAAACACTTGCGCTTGAACAATAAAACGAGGGTTTGATTTACCGCCTTGAACATCAATAGACATTATTAAGAAGCGCCCACCATGAGGAATAACCCCTCGTGGATAACTGCTGGCACGTTCCATCAACTCATGAGCGCCAATCTCAGAGCCACGACCTTGCATGATGTAAGAACGCCCAATATCAACGTTAAAAAAAGATTTTAATGATTCTTCATCGCCATTATCTTCAAACCGTTGTGCTGCATTAAGATAACGGTACACCAAGCTTTCCCAGTTCTGATAAGCCGCAACCACACCTTCAAACCAAAACGTTGCCCATTTTGATTTTCGTATCTGGCTTTCATCAACAACCACTTCACCAAACTGGTTTACTTCACCCTCACGAAACCACTGTCCATCAAGGTTTAAGGTGCGTTTCTTGTTTTCAGTGATCACATGACAACAGCGAGGACACTCAACATACGCGGTTTTTGCGGCTTCTTGATAATCGTCTAATGGCTCCCATTTCAACACTTCAAAGTGCGGTAAGAAATACGCATCACAATCAGGACAGCACCAGTAAAAACGACGTCTGTCCCCTTGGTTATACAGTTGAGCAATACCGCCACACGGTTGCGCCTCATGCGGTTTTAAATCTTCGGCACGTTTTGGCATACGAACCACACGACCTGGGGAGCTTTCCGCCATCGCCATGCCTGAGCTTTTGGCGTTTTGAATACGTTTAAGCATCAAGCCAAACTTCGAACCCTCTTCACCGACGGAATCATCTGCACGATCATAATCAGTACAACCGGCATAACGATACGTTGAAGCGGATAAACTGGTTTCGGTTGCGGAATCCAACTTCAAGTTCATGCCATTTTTAAACCGTTTATTAGCAATGTTATCGTCGGCCTTTCGCCCTGTTCGTAACTTGTCTATCTCTTGAGTGGAAGCAAAGCAGCGAGCCAAATCAATCTTACTCATTTCATTGGCTTTGGTTTTTGTACTGTAGATAAGCAGCATGTCACCAGGGGCTTGAGTTACTGCATAATTTACCCACCCTTCGACCATCGCTTTGGTTTTTCCCGAACGCGCTGGACCAACCACAATAACCGCTTCATAAATACGACGAGGCAAGCAGTTCATAGGCTCGCGCATATAAGGCGTTTGAGAAGACATGAACTTGGCCACATCCGTACCATCTGAGATCCACAAACCTTCATCTGCCGCCTCAACGGGTGTTTTATCCGCAGGTAAACAGAGATACGCAAGAGACTTTCTTATGGCTTCGGCATCTGCGAACACCACACCCAATTTAGGATGGAACGGAGGAAACTTCATCACACACCTGCTTTAAGTCTTTATTAAACAAATCTTCTAACAGCTCTAACTCTTCAGGCTGAGCATTAGGGATGGCGGTTTCAATCCGTGTAATGGCGTTAACCGCAAAGGTTTTCATTGAAGCAATCACCAATCCCAACTGACTTTCCATTTCAGGGGTTGCCACTAATTGCAAAGCGTCTTGTTGTAGACTTAGCTTTTCACGCTCGGCCTGAACAAACGCACGAAGCTCAGCGGCGGTTTTGAACCCCATTAAATCTGGTGCATCAGTTTCTTTCATTGGGGCTTTGCATAAATACGGAGCCACTTGAATGATGTCATACAGTGGCGTATTGCCTTTGTTGGCAATGGGTTCGATACCGGCTTGTTTTAGTTTCTTGCGAATGGTTGAACGGTGATAATTAAACCCTTCAAGCTCAGAGAGATTCCACAGACGTTTTTCATTATTCATAAAGCCTCACTGAGTCGAGTCCTCACCGTATCCATAGAAAGTGCGTAAATGCTGAATTTGATTTGCACACAAGCGCCATGCCTCTAACCACACTGGATCACGTAATACCGCTTCACCGTAAGTTTTTGGTGGTGATGTAAATGGAATTTGGCATTGAACAAGGTAAGCGGATGGCGGAACAATCAAACGGTCTTGATACTCAGTTACCACCTGCTTGGTAGTACAGCCACTTATCAGCGTTAGGGATAGGCACATCACGACAAGTTTCATGCTTAATCACCTCTTTAATCACGGTTATCGTTTGAATGGTTTGTTGTTTTTGTTTGGATTGCTCAAGCGCCAAGGCATCAGCTGCCGTTTGAGCTTGTTTAATTTCTTGGTTTAAGTTGCTAATGGTTAAGGCCAAAGACAGATTCTTGGTTGCTGTGTCTAGTAACTTGGTTTCAAGTTTACCGTTGTGAATCGCTTGGCTCTCGACCACATCAAACAAGTAGGCAATAGAAAGCCCACAAGCGAGTAATACCCCAAGAGACAAATACAACGCTACGTTCTTGATTGAAAATGCCATATCACCACCCGTTTAAACACGCTTGTTGTTCAATGTGACGACGCTTGACGATGCCAGCGCAATTGCTTTCTTTTACTCGGCAATCTTTGCCATCGACATACACCCAACGAAGCAACTCATTGCACGCGCCGGTGATGTCGTTTTGATTGAATTTTTTAAGCAGTGTTGAGCGTTGGAAGTTGCCAGCGCCAAGGTTAAACACAAAACTCACCATCACATCGTATTGAGCTTGGGTAACTTCAGTTTTAAGGGCGTTGTTTACAATGGTTTCTGCAGAGGAAATGTCGTTTACAAAATAGGTCGCAATATCTTGGTTTGAAAGTTCAGTATTGGGTTTTACTGATTTGGTGTGGCCTACCCCGACAGTCCATACATTGGCACTGCATTGGTAGGCCTGTGTTCGGCACCCCTCCAAATTTGCGATATGCGATAAACCTTGTTCGCTGGTCGCCAAATTGGAATCAATGCCAAAGACAACGCCCAGTATGACTCCCACTGAACAAATGGCTTTAGTCGCTAATCTCTTCATATAATTTCTCGCTGATGGGACGTTTGCGAATTTCTTCGAGCGTTTTCTTTTTGTAATGGCGGTTAATGAACACGGTAGATACCACGCACACGCCACCAACGATGCTCATCCAATCTTGCAATGAGAACGCACCAAACAAAGCAAAAGCCCAACCAGAGACATACGCGGATAAAGAACTTATCTTTTCTTGCATATTTCACCCATAAAAAAAGCACCCCGAAAGGTGCCAGTAAACGTCATAAATTGCAGGTATAAAAAAACCCCGCCGGATGGGCGAGGTTTTCAATGTGGTAATTATGCTTTATTTAAAATAAAAAAACAATATCAAGTTTAGAATCTAATTACGTTTTTTATATATTCTGATAAAATAACTAACGTTGACATTTAAAATATGGTTATAAAAATGAAATTAATAAATGCAAATATCAGTGGCTATCGGAATTTAAACAATATTGAACTAGATTTTGACTCTTCTATAAGTCCTTTCTTTTCCATTGCAAGCCCTAATGGGGGAGGAAAAAGTACCCTTCAACAATTTATATTCACAACGATTCACTGCATAAGTTCCCCAAAAAGACATCAATTTCTTAAAAACCTAATCGATGGTATCGATACCTGTGAAAGAAAGGAAATTGCTCAATATGTTTTTTCTGATATTGAGGAGCAACTTTATCATTTAAGTTTAATAATTTATCCACTCAATAGTAATAACTATGATTTTTCTGCTCTTGAGGGATCAGCCAAGTCTAGAGACCAAATCCTTTACTTTAGTAAATTATTAAGTGAACTAAATTATATAAAAAACATAATAAGAGAAGAAGGTCTTGAGTCGTTTTCTCAAAATCTAACTCCTTCGCGTCGACGACTACTAAGAAGCGCCAAAAGCTTCACAAGGGACCTACATAAAAACACCAACAGGCTAACAACTAGCGAGATATTAAATGAATTTATTAGTTATGAAAATTATTTAGAAGAAGAACTTTCTTTAGCTAATGAACAACGTGATTATCTAGCATTAAAAGCAAGAGAAATTATTTCAAACTTTAAAGATTCAGGTGAAGATATTCTTTTTACATCAGATAAATATCTAATATCTATACAAACAAATGCCGATGATAATAAGTTAAATGAAATTTCAAATAGCATTTATTTATGTGCACCTAATTCTCAGTCTTTTCTTTTTTTAGATAAAGTTGCACGAGAATCAATTTATAGTAATGATGCTGAAAACTCATATTCAAACCATATAAATAAATCAAAAGAAATATTAAACAACTTCTACACTTATGATATATCACCAATAGATTTAATTTTAAAGTCATTTAAAAATGCTAGAGATTTGGATTTTGCAGAAAAACTAAAAACATCAGTATATGGTGACAATTTTGATAAAATAACTAGAGAATTAAATTCATTTCTGGATGATAAAGAAATAACTGTATCGAATAATCTAGAGAAAATAATCTTTTCTATTCCTGGTCAAAAAAAAGAACTTAATCCTGAAGACCTAAGTCATGGAGAATTAAAAAAATTAAGTTTATATGTTTTTGTAAAACATATTTCAAAACAAAACTCTATAATTTTATTTGATGAGATCGACATTGCACTTCACCCTAGTTGGCAACTAAATATTGTAAATGAATTAAAAATATGGTCCCCAGATAGTCAATTTGTTGTAGCTACACATTCACCTCAAATACTAGCCTCTACTCATTATAAGAACATCATTCAACTTTATCGTGATGGTACGACAACAAAAGTATGTAGACTTGCAAGTCCGCCTCTTGACCGAGATATCAATGCTATTATTAGTACAGTAATGAAAGCTCAAACATACCCTCCATTTATATTAGAGTTACAAAAAAAATATAGAAAATATGTTGACGAGGGAAATACGGATTCAGATGAAGCCCATTCTATAAAAAAAGAATTACTTGAACATATATCAATTAATTCTGAATTTTTTAATGATTTAGAGTTTGATCAGGATCTTTTTTCATGAAGTATGTACCAAAGTTAGAGGCCCCAGATTTTTTTATAGAACATATAAAAGATCTTAACGATTGGGATGATTATCATAATTTAGATGACGGTGAATCTAAACGTCAGCTACGTGAATATATAATATCCCATGAACAGTTTGGTATTTGTATATATTGTGAATGTAATGTATGTGTAGATACTTCCCATATCGAACATGTAAAACCTAAATCAAAATATATAGGTGATACATTCAATTATGATAATATAACGGTATCTTGCGAAGGAAAAACACACAATCCACCAACTGATAAAACAAAATATAATTGCGGCCATGAAAAAAATGACATTTATGATGACCAAAAATTTTTAAACCCATCAGTAACTGTAGATATTAGAGACTATTTAAATTATGACCTTGATAGTTTTGAAATAATTTGTTCAGGAAAAGATCCTTCCCGTTATGAACATTCCATTAATACATTAAAACTAAACTCTGAATATTTAAAACATGGAAGGAAATTAAGGTTAAAAAGTTTTAAAAAACATTTAAAAACAATAAGAGATATAGATGAAAGAAAAAATAAAGCATTAGAAATAGCTAAGAAAGACAAAGGTGCTTTTATTTCATTAATTAAATTTTACACATCGAAAATGACTGTCTAAACATCTAGCACCGACAACGCCGCTGCATTCCTTTTATCAGAAAGCCAATCTACCAAGGCTTTGATAACTGGCATGTAGCGGCGAAAGCGTGAATACGTGATCCTCAAAGTTAAACAAAAGTATGCAAAACGGGTTTCTTGAGTCCACTGAATACGGCCATCATCACAACATGGGCATTTACGTGTCACGCGGTTCTTGGCCTTCACTTTTCCTGAGCCATTACACTCTGGGCAAATTTGACCTAATGGCTGGGTTGCCTCTGCTATCGCGGTGATGCACATTGCATTAAGAGCTTTATCTGGATAGGTTCCGCGCCATGTTTTCATGATCTCATTTGCTTCAATCATCGTAGCTTTGAATAACTGCTTTGCTGATTGGGCATCATTCAAACATTCTACGAACAACACCAAGAACCCTACTGGTGATTGCTTCCATGCTATCCCTACTGTGGCGAGATACTCTTCTAATGTCATTAACGCTTTGCCGCCTTTTGATGGCTCGTAGTTAATCCCTTTTAAATCAAACTTTGCGATTACACGTTCAATATTCATTTGTTACTCTCATCCACAATAAGCACTCTTGTTTTACCAGTACCAACAAGAGCAAAACGGTTTGCGATGGTGATCACCTCACCTTTGATATGTTTAGCGGCTTCTTCAATCGCTTGGTCCCAATCAGCGCTTAGTGCTAATGGTTCCATGTTGACGGCTTGGCCACCTGCGTTGTAAAAAATCCCTTTCATGACACCGCCTGTAATTTCTTGTTCTTTCTGAAGCTCGGCCATGAGAACGTTACCCACTCGCCGTTATTTTCTAGCAAACGTTCAATTACTCGCGGCCCAAGAACTTGAGTTAAGTTCTCAGTGGTAAGATTGGTTAAAATTCCGGTAGGTTTTTCATTGGTGTATCGAGAGTTTATGATCATATTAATCATAAGAGTTTCATGATCACTCATGCGCTGAATCCCTACTTCGTCGAGAATTAGCACATCTAAATTGCTGAGGTATTTTATGAATTGTTCTTCGGTAGTTCGTGAGCTTGAATTGTATTTATCACGGATATTGAGCATGAGGTCGGCGATAGTAATCACCAGTACTGAAGTTTTGCGTGCCATCAAACGGTTTGCAATGGCGCATGCCAAATGGTTTTTACCTGTGCCTGGCGTGCCAGAGAAAACAAAACTGCCTGTTGCGCCCTTGCGGTAATTCACTAGCCAGTTTTTGGCTTGGTTGTACGCTTGGCGTTGGCCTTGATTCTCAGTGATGTAATTTTCAAAACTACACTTCAAATGACGTTTCTTGATACCACTGCGACCAAGGACTGATTGCAATTGGCTTGCTTGATGATTATCACGAGCTCTGTTTGATGCAGCTTGCTCGCACTCCTTGGCAATTTGTGCCATGCGTTCTGGTGTGTGGGGAACAATATGCGCTGGAACGATTTGTTGTAATTTAGCCATTAAATTCATGATAATTCCTTAGTAACCTTTGGGAGCGGCAAACTGCGACGCATCAAGCTCTGGTGAATATTCCGCAATCTCGTTCATGCGGCTTGCTGTGTTCGTCTTGAGTTCAAACAACCCTTGCCATTCGTTGTCGATGGATTGATCGATAATTCGTTGCTGTAGTTTTTTATCGTTGCGAGATAATTCAAGCAGCTTAGCGATGCCAGTAAGCTCACCACGTTGGGTTTTGTATTTCTTCTTGATGGCTTCTCGATACTCAAGCCACTGCTGCCATGCAACCAGATTTAACTCTTCAGGAATTTCAGAATTTTCGACCAAAGATTTTTTTATATTTTTTACTGGTTCTAATTGACTGGTTCTATGACTGGTTCTGGGTGACACAGGATCATTAGGTTGGTGATCCTCTGACACTACCCTTGGTGATCGTGTGTCACTAGGGGGTGACAATTTGTCACCATCTAAATGAAGGTGATAAATGTTGCTAGAATTGCCCTTTTCACCCTTACGATAAGTCAGAGTTACTAAGCCAGATTCAGATAATGCTTTGATGTGACGCATGGCGGTTCGACGGTCGATTTCACACATTTCAGCAATATGATCATACGATGGCCAGCACTTACCGTTATCGTTCGCGTTATCGGCCAATTTAAGTAAAACAAGCTTACGAGTAGGATTACCCACTTTTATGCTCATGGCCTTTGCCATTAAGATCATACTCATTGATTAGCCCTTTGTTTCATCTGGTTAAAAATAGCTTCAGCTTCACATTTGGTCACAACGCAGCGCATGAAACGATTACTTGCTATCCACTGCATTTGGCCGTGGATGTTTTGATATGAAAGACTCATTGCACAAAGTCCTTATTTCTTAGTAGAAATTAAAGTTTCTAGATAATTTAAAATTGGCTCATGAGCGCCCTCGCTTTCCTGAACTTCTTTGAAAGCGGCGCGTAGCTGGTCAATGCTTGCGTTTTCGCTTAACAGAAGTACAGAACGAAGTGCCTCACCCGATTCTTTACTAAATTGTGCCAAGAGTTGATCTCGGCTGACTTGAGTTTGATTTGCTCCAATGGCAGCAACCGAGAACCCAAGTGGATTTAAAAATTGGTTTAATGCAGTACACGCCCTATCCACTGGCATGACGCTAATAATGGCTGGTAATAAATCCATAATGGTTGCTTTGGCTTCAACACTGCTTCGTTCGTTGTAGCGAAAGAAGTTTTGAGTGTTGTTCTTGTCATCCGCACCAGGAACTTTCAACAGTTCTTTACGTTGTGCATCGACTTCTTGCGGTAAGCCCATTTTGAAATATGCGCTTGCGACTTTCTGAGCAATAAACTCTTTGCTTACTTCGCATCGCCACCCTTCTATGGCGTTACGCATAACGCCTTTTAAACTGGTTATCATGGTTTGTCCTTAGTACTGGTTATTTATCCAGAAAAATAATATTCACAAACTATTCCTTTTTACGACTAAAATTAAAAAATATCAGGTCGAAGTTGATATTTACTAACTTGTCCTTTCGTCAATTCGTGAAGCTCTTTTGTTAATCGTGCACCTGCTTGTCGATAGCCATATAGAACCTGACGTAAGTAATCAGGATTTGTTGCTAATTGAGTTGCTAATTGCTCTCTTTGAATCGCATCTAATCGACGCCAGTAATCTGCATACATAAATAGTACCTCCGAGGTACATTATACATACCAAAACTGTACCTGCAAGGATATATACCTTTTTAGTACATAAGGTAAAATAGAAGGTACATTCAATATGAAAGATTACTCAATGAAAACTATCGAAGAAATCAGAAGAGCAAATGCACGAGATCTAGCTAAAGACGCTGGTGGAAACTCTGCATTTGCTGAGCATATAGATAGATCACCAACTCAAGTGAGCCGCTTTATGGGTAAAGGCGCGACTAGAGAAATTGGTTCAAAACTAGCTCGTCATATTGAATACTGTTTTAGCAAAGATGAAGGATGGTTAGACAAAGAGCATTACAGTGAAAAGTGTTCATCAACTACTAATGCATTGAAATCAAAAACTCTTGAAATACCTATTTTGTCATGGGTACAAGCTGGTGCGTTTTGTAATTCAGAATCTCAAGTAATACCTCAAGATTGTGACACAATCCTTTGCCCAAATAAGTCAGCATCTAAAAGTACATTTGCATTACGAGTCGTTGGTGATTCAATGACTTCTCCTTACGGAAGAACCTATCCTGAAGGTACAATTATCTATGTAGATCCTGAGCAAGAACCTGCATCAGGAAAACGAGTAGTTGCAAGAACAGAGCAAGGACATACGTTCAAAGAATTAGCGATTAATGAATTTGGAGAGTATTACTTAAAAGCTCTCAACCCCCATCATCAACCAATTTTTGATAAGGGGATTGAGGTTTGCGGTATTGTGATTGGAAGCTACATTGGTGAGTAACGTAGCGTTGAGCTTATGATTAACTTTCCATTTCCAAAGTTTGATAATATTGTAGAGCTATAGGATCAGCAATATACTCTACCTTTCCGTGATGTTGCTCTACTAAATTAATAACCTCTTCAAGATCAACTCTGAAAAATTCCTTTCTTGGGTTTACTTTATTTACTTGATATCTCTGTAAATTTTCATGCAATACTTTTTCTAAAGCAGGTGCATCATTACAAGAAATCATAGCATGGACATCAAACTCAAAAGGAACAGATGCATCACCAAGCTCTTTCACGCGATCCATTGGTTCTAGCCTACGAGTCATACCCACTTTAAATACATTATTACCAAAAGAACCAATATTAGAAATCACATAAACATGGCCTTGTTTGGTTAACTGTGCCATTGATTTAGCTCGTTCATATTGTAAATGTACTTCTGTAATTTTTTGCTCTAACTCTTCACGTTGCTTCTCAAGTTCTGCCTTATAAGAACCTTCTGCGGCTTCCAATGCTTTAGCAATTGCTGTTCGTTGCTCTTCTAACCGTTTCTCTTCTTCTTCAGCTTCTTTTTGTCTTTGTTGCAACTCTTGCTCTCGTTGTTTTTCTTCTCTCATTTGGCGTTTTAATTCAGTTTGAATATCTTTTTCCATCTGAGCGCGTTCAAGCAATTGTAGCTTTTCATAAAATTGTTTTTTAACTGCATCCCAGTCTGAATTATCCTCAAGACCAAACTCTTCAACATTAATCCTAATCTGTTGATACAATTCTTTCTCTTTTAGCATTTGCTCATGTTTTGTATGCTGATTTTTAAGAGATACTCCCGCTAATAACGTTTTCACTTTGAATTTATAAGACGCATCAACTAGTTTCTGGATTCGCTTTTGAGCGCTACTTTTTGCTATATCCAATATTTCTTGGTGCTCTATTAATTTTTGTTCTCTAATCGCAACTTGATTATTTACTTTAGTAGCAACTTCAGAGTTCAGGTTTGAAATTCGGCCATCAAGCTTTCTTTCCCTATCCCTGATGTTATTTTTTTCCTTCTCAATCCCTTTATTAACTTTTTCATTAACTTCAGTATCAAGGTTGATTTTTCTTTGCTCTAAAGTAGCTAAAAAATCATCTCGTCTTTTCTTGTATTCTTCTTGTTTTTCAAATAGTTCAAACTCTCTATCTTCATATATAAGTCTCACTTTTCTCGTAAGAAAATAGAGAGCAATAATAAAAATAAAAACTACCAACGATAGGAATACTATCGGGCTCCCTGCTGCCGAAGAAGCAGCTAAATTAAACATATCAATAACTGCTTTAAAAATTACAGCAAGAATGATTAAGCCAAATATCAAAATATAATGCATAAAACCTCATGTACCAAAATGGTAAATTTTATCTTTACAAGCCAAAAGATTAAATGTACCTTTAAGGAACATAAAAGGTACAAGTAAAAAATAGATTATCAAATACCGGCATGAAAAACTGGTTTATGTATATGTCGTTAGAAATCCATCACAAAATTTTTTCAATACAGAGAAATTAATTATGAAGACACTTTCGTTAAGCCATTTATCAAAGCTTGCCTCTACGGCTGAGCAAGTTCGCCAGAGTATTACTTTAGGCAATATCGCTGTAAGCCAGACAGCACAAAACCACCCTATCCGCGATGAGTTTAAAGCTTTTGAAGTTGAGGCAAAGTCGCTGTTAGAGACATTCACAGCAGAAGTAAGTGATGAGCTGATCTCAAAAATTGAGAAGCTACAAATCACGGCTGAGAATATTAATAGCAGATTGAGTTATTGATACCACCCATTTACCCAAAGCAGGATTAAAGCATGAAAGAACTACACGAGGTTGTTAATTCACACATCACATCGATGATTGAAAATGGCGTACTGAACGACATAATCGCCGAGCGACTTAACCAAGCAATCAAAGAATCTGTTGATGATTCAATGCGTTCATACGGTGATTTTGGCAAAGCATTAAAAGAGAAAATGAATGCATCTCTAAATCAGGCACTTAAAAACGTCACCTTCCCTGAATACAACAAGTTTGTCAGTGAAGTAGCTATACAGGCTTATAACGACGTTTTAACTGAGCAGGCTAAACCTCAAATTGCAGCAGCTATTGAGCGACGTTTAGAACCTGTACCTAAAGAAATCAAAGCTCAAGATCTACTTGATCAAATTGCCGAATATTGGAGAGAGCCTTGTAATGAAGATGGACATGAAGAAATCGAAATTGAGTGGAGTGATAGTCATGGCATGCATCTTAAGATTAAGCACCCTGAGTATGATTGGGAAACAATAAAAATCAGCTGTTACGACCATAGAACTCCAGGCATTTTCACTATCGGATACCTATTTGAAGAAGGTTCTGGCTGCTTATCTGGAACGCTAAATGGCGTAAGTCACAATGACGGTTTACGTGGGTATTTATATAAATTGTATTGTGCAGGTACAAAGATTTCTAACTTTAACGCGGTTTATGGAGAAAGTGTTTACATTGGAAGGGATTAAAAAGAAGAAAACCCCTATTAGTGACCAAACCAATAAGGGCTAACTTTGTGCAATGAGTCTTTCAACTCGCAATCAGTATATAACTGGCTGACCACCAATTACAAGTACTTATGCTGATTGCTGGGTTTCACCCAAAAGGAAATGTGTAATGAGTCTATTAACTTATCAAAACAGCCAAGAAGCGTTTATTGGCAAACATATACATGCCGCTTTACAAACTGACGGCTATGAAACGTCTGATATTAATCGAGGCATTCAAGAAGCTCTTCGTTTCTATCGCACCACTTGTACTTTCACCAAAGGCCGAGTGTTTGATTCATGCTTAGCAAAAGCTCGCAATCTTCTTAAACCAATTAAGAAGCCAACAAAGAAAGGTAAAGCAGCATGAATCCACGTCATTTAGAAAAAATCAAAAAGTGTTTTGAGCTTGGTAAATCAGGCAACCCAAATGAAGCTGCGACCGCTTTGGCAATGGCTCATAAATTAATGCGTAAATATGGCCTTTCTGAAGATGATATTAACTTCATTGAAATGGGAGCCACCACCACTGCTTCTAAGATCCAGAAAAAGCCAGTTGCTTACGCTGTAAACCTTGGAACAAGTATCGCCAGCTCGTTTAAGTGTGAGGTGCTTCTTCAGTATTCGTATCATGGAAATAATTTTAAATTTATAGGTAGAAAAGATACGGCCATGATGTCTGCTTATGCATTTGATGTGCTTTTTCGTCAATTGAAACTGGCTCGTAAAGCGTTCTTGGCTACTATCCACCCTCGCACTTCTAAGCAGAATAAAACAAAGCGAGCAGATTGTTATTGTGACGGCTGGGTAAATTCTGTTGTAAGTAACTTAGATGTTGAAGAGTTACCACCAGAAGAGAAAGAACGCATAACCAACTATCGTAAACACATTGGTTCATACACTGAGAAAAAAGCTAAATCAAGACAGCGCAAAGGCGGTTCTATCACTGATTACCTTACTGGCTCTCATGATGGTAAGAACGTTCGCGTAAACACGCCAATACATGGTTCAGAAGGAGAAAGACTATGCCTTCAATAGACAAAATCAAAGAGCAGAATCGTAAACGCGCTCAAAAGTTACGTAACAACAAAAAGAAACACGGTGTGATTGATCTTCGCGTGCCTTTGCACTCTGTTGAGCAAAACAAGTTAAGCAAGATTTGTGAGTTCTTCGCCTTTCCTGATAAAGCGTATAGCAGTGAAGAAGCTCTCCAATCGTTAATTCATCGGGTTTATTCCGAGATACCAAAGATTGAAGATGATCTTGGTACGTGTGAAATGTGTGGTGAGCAATTGCCACAAGGCTGCGCCAAGTGGAAAGAAGGCGGTCTTTTTAAAGGTGATAGCAACTGTTTCCATACTATTAATCGTGTACGAATATTTGAACCAAGCAAGGAGGCTTCACAATGAGCTTAGCGATTTATGGCATTGGATGTTTGATTTTTTATGTGTGTTATTCATTCTCAACAAAGAATAAGGGTTAATTATGGAAAATAACTATCCTACAAGTATGGCTTTTTCGTATTCAGTAAAGCCTTTACCATCGGCAGCTCCAAGCAAAGAGATTGAAGAAGAACTTGGTGCTGATTATCCTAAATCATCGAAGCAGTTAATTTGCCATGATGAGGTTTTAGATATGTTTTGCCTTACCAGTAAAGCAACTGTATATATGTGGCGCAAGAACCGAGGCTTTCCACCACCAGTAACAAGAATGCCACTTAGATGGTTACGTTCTGCTGTTGAAGAGTGGAAAATGAAGATTGGGAGAATTTAAGATACCGCTAACTATTGAATAATAGTTAGCGATTTTATTAATTAGTAAGCTTGAAAACACATAACCAAAAGTGCAGAAAGTACAGGAAGGAAAGATAGTAATTCAAATGAAAATAACCACTTTTCAGCAAGTTTGATATTATTAGTTAAATTAATATCAAACTTAGTGATTGCTTCAGATAATTCAATGGGGTAATTTTTCTCTTCCCCTTCAAAAGATCCTAGAGTCAATTCTTTAGCATTTTTAACCGAATCTAACTTAGCCCTTTGATTATTAACAAGCCCTATAATGATGATTGTTACAATAATTAAACCTAGTGTTGTAAATATATCTGCATAAAGATTAGCTTTTTTAGCTGTCACCATAGTTATAACAGCGGCTAAAGAAACAGGAATACTCAATAATTTACTTGTTATATCAGACGTTATCTTTGATAGTTCTTCTGCTATTTTAATTTCAGATTCTGCTATATCTTTCTTTACCTTATGAAAAGCAAAGCCACTTAAATAAGTTCCGTAGTTTTTTTGGTAAACCTTAGCAAAAGCAGTCCAATTAAGTGCTAATTTAGAAAAAGCTAAGCTAGGAGGCACTCCTTGAAGAAACTCCTTTAAAGATGATGACAGTATGTTAATTCTAGCTGAATGATGACTATCCATCTCTACTTTTTCGCCAACTAAAGACGTTAGTATTGATAAATCAGATAAGTCTGCATCAAGTAAATCTTCAGTGGGAATTACATCAATTACAATAGGTTTAGGTATTTCAAAATCATTCGATAGAAAAACTAGAGTATGACTATTACTACTTGATGATTTTGAATCATGATAATGAGCTAGTTCAGACAATGATTTAATGAATAAACAAATATTGTCTAATTTTTTAGATAATAATTCAGCTGTAACTGAATTATTATCATCCGAAGGTAGTAAACAATTGTCATTAACTAAATAACACTGTGATGGTAAATGCCCCTGCTTAACTAAATCACAAGAACTTAATAAACTAGACGCATCTTGATAAAATTTATTAGCTGAATTCTGTTTAATTTTATACTTAAATTGAAGAATTCCATCATTAGTAATTACATCAGAAATATCTTCAACTATTTCACCATTTTGTTCCAGATCGACAATTCTGCCAAAATCACTAGAGCCACACTCTCTTAAAGCTAAAATATTTTCTTGTGATGTAAGTAAGCTACCACTGAAGTGTTCACCACTAAAGCTTACATTATTTGCAATTTTGTAAAGATTCGCAATGGTAGCTATTGACATTTAGAAATACTATCTCTTTAAACTAGCTTTAATCTGCTCAATAAGAGCTTCTGGTAATTCATGTATTATAAGCTTATTTTCGCCTTCACTGAAATAAATTTTAGCATCCGAAGTTATACCCAAATCATCTTTTTCAAATGAAATTGATAAATTTTCACTTTTATAGTTAACAAAGAAGGACTTATTATAAGCTCCTTTATTTACTGTAAATTCATTAGGTAATTGAACATCTTCACCATTTAGATGTGCATATAGCTCATTTGCAAAATACTCTGCTTTTTCTTCATACTCTTCACCTTTAGGAAAGAATTCTCTTGCTATATCTTCAATATCGCTAAGTTTTGCAGGAGAGCCTGAGTCCATTTTCTCTTTTAAATAATCACGAACTTTTCGATTAACATCATTAGCATTTGAAACTAGTTCTTCATGCTTTTTAAAGAACTGTCCTGTAGCATTTGCTGCAAATCTTGTTGCCTTAGCTGATGGAGTTCCAGCCTGACAGCCTAATGCAGATATAAAGTAACCCGCTGCACTTTTATTCGATTTTGGACTAACAAAGCTTAAATAATTTAACTCTTGTTTGTCGATTTCAGAAGCATTTTGATAAGCATCAAATCTATCAAACCCAATTTTTGCTGCTTGATGAAGTCCGCTTAAGTCAATATATTCTAAATCTTCAATGTTTAAATCTACAATTCGAAATCCAGCTTTCTGTTTAACCATTGCGGTTATAAGAGACCTGTTATTCTTATGATCAAGGTAATCAACAAATAGAATAAAACCACCAGTAGATAATGGTTGGTCTTTGGCTTTTCCATAAATCTCGCCCATCGCTAACTCAGCTAAAGCCATAAATGATTCTTGGCTTAGGTTTTCTGTATAATTAGAAAACTCTCGAGGGAAGTTTCCACTACCTTCTCCATCAATAAATACACCATATTGCGCCGAGTTATTTTTTTTGCCATACAACTCAGAAATACTTTCAACCACTCGAACAATAGATTCATTATTAGCTGATAAAACCGCAGGTCTTATCGTTGATGCTTCAATAGGTTCGTTTCGTTCTTTATTCAATTTATGAATAATTACATGGTTTATTACAATACTCATCTTTAAGCCTTATTATTTTTATGGTTAATCTCAATAATAAATTACTAATCTTAAGTTATTCAAGATAAATAAGTTTATATTGCCAACTTATCAGCATAACATTCATAAGCTGCCAACTGTTCATCTAGCCAATCATGCTTATTGTATACGGATAAAACGCCTCCTAATTCATGGCCTAGCATCTTCTCCACTACATGAGGCATCACACCAAGCTCTGACGCGCCTGTTGATAGCGAGCGTCTAAAGTCATGCGTTCGCCAATACTCAAGCTTTAACGTCGCTCGTAAACGACGAATGTATTTGTTCGCGGCGGATATGGTTATCGGTGTATTCAAATCAAAGCCAGGGAACAACACATCATCATACGTTGCCATGACTCGTTCTAGTATTGATCTCACTTTGGTTGGTATTGGCCGTCGAATCGGTTTACCTGTTTTACTTAACTCTTTAGGTACGGTCCAAATCCCTCTTCCCATATCAAAATGACTTCTTCTTGCTAATCGCAGTTCTGAAAGTCGATTACCCCATAACATAGTTAGCTGGTGCAGCGTCTTATTGGCGGTACTTGCTTGCGTTCGTTCAATGGCCACCCAAATTTCTCTGAGTTCATCCCATGTTGGCACTCTTGTTCCTACTTCTGATGGAGTCCCTACATGGCGCTGCTTTAGTCGATCAAAGTTTGTATTGTTGATTAAGAACTTATGTTTGCAGTAATTTAAGCAAGCTCGCATCTTTGCAAAGGTAGAATTTGCCATTTTAGGATTCTTATCTGCGATTTTATCTAACCACACCACCCACTCTCGCGCTGTTATGGTTTCTACGTTCTTATCTGGAAAGGCATCATAGAAGTAGTTTTTGGCTACTGAGACATACAGATCAACCGTTCCTTTCTTTAATCGGTTTACATGGTTTTCAAACCAATAATCTAGGCACTGATTTAAAGTTACAAAATCGGTGTCACCTGTTAGCACTATTTCTGGGTTTCTGCCCTGCTCTCTTAACTCGATCATCTCATGGTGAATACGTCGCGCTTCTTTAATGCTGATGTTTGGGTAACGCCCGATTCTAATTCTTAGGTTTTTCTTATTAAATCGGCATCGATACTGAAAGGTTATCTTTCCTTTTGGGGTTATACGCGCCACTAAGCCTTCACCATCACTGAGTTCTGGCGTTCCGGTGTAGTCTTGCTTATGAATAGCTTTCAATTGCTTGTCTAAAATCGCCATGTTCTTACCCTAAATTGATTGCTTAATGAGTGACTGCGTTAGTCGATAGATGATTTCAGCATTCAATGAGCGTTGTGATTCTGCTGCTTTTCCTTTCAGCTCTGCTTTTAAGTCATCCGATAATCTTAATCCGTATGGATTCGGTCTTTTTTCTGTCTTTTGATTCATTGCTCCACCCCATTCTTTAATTTGATTTTTAAATAGTATCCACTTGGCTACCAT